ATGATTGAAGTCATAAGCTTAAATAAGCAATTTTCAGGCAATGTTGTTTTCAAGGATTACAACAAAGTTTTTTCAGATCAAAAGGGGTGTATTGAAGCGCCTAACGGCCAAGGAAAAACGACATTACTGATGATGCTAGCAGGACTTGAAAAGCCGCAAAGTGGTTCACTTTTATTTGCTGGTAGCCGATTGAACACTCCAACAAAAACCGTAGCAATTGCCAGTGACCGTATTGCTTTACCAGATTTTTTAACTGCAAATCAAATTATTGATTTATCTGTTAACACATTAGGTTGCGATTGGCCCCATTCGCTGGTTAACGGGTTTAACTTTAATGCATTTTTAAATACGCGATTCGAAGCACGGTCGTCGGGCAATCAAAAAAAATGCCAGCTAATTTTAGCATTAATGCGTAAATCACCTTATTTATTATTAGATGAGCCAAGTGCTGCGCTCGATCAAACCAGTATTCACACTCTTTTAAGCCAACTCGATGCTTATTTGGCTGACAAACCCAATGGGCAAATTATCATTACTTGCCATGAGCCCGCTGTGTTTATTGAGCATGGTTTTAAGTGTGTCTCGCTATGAGTATCATAAGCATAAAAAGCAAACTTAATCAGTATCTCGCGTTTATAGGTTAGCGGTATTTAGCGTACACGTTTGAGCTTAAGCAATTGCTTCAACAGCTAAAAAAATTTGGTTTGTTATTTTTAGTGGTGTTGGGATCATCCGCTCTTGGTTTTGTATTATTGCTTTTTTTAGGCTTAGGGAAAATTATAGATAGTGCAGATACGCCTTTATATGGCGCGCAAATGGCACTATTTTACTTGTTATTGCAAAGCGTGATGATAAGCGCAATGAAACTGGCGATTAAAAATAGTAACCAACGGCTGTTTCAACTTACGATGGCTCACTCTAGCTGGCTTCACCTTGCCGATATTAAATTGTTATTTATCAGCAATGGCTGGCTTATCGCTAGTTTGTTGATAGCGCTTGATCTTACCTTTGAACAGTGGTTAAAGGTGCCGCATTTTATAGTATTTATGTTTATTCAGTTAGGATTAGGCATTGTGTGTTTATACAAACCTAGCGCACTAGTTTATGGTTTTATGTTAAGCGGCCTTTTTTTATTCACTCCCATCAACATACCGCCGCTTATTTATCATATTGGTTTTTCAATCATCTTTAGCATTAGCTTGCTTATACCTAGAGTTAATATAAATGGGCGTGTTAGTGTTCGGTCACTGTTTGGTTTTTGGTTTTGCTACTTTATAAATCACAGCTGGACACTGGTATGGCGTATGTCGTTACTTTTATGTGTGTTTATGGCCTCGACTACGTTAGTCGCTGAGCGTGCTGATCTCGTTAATATACTTGATGCTGTGGCGATGGCTTTTATTGTATTATTTTGCAGCTCATTACAATTTGATTGCGCTAAAATTTATGCACAATATCGCTTTTTTTTTAATACATGCCAAAAAGCACGGACGTTTTATATTAGCCAGTTTATACCTAGTATGCTGTTGTTTTTAGCGACCTTTGTAACTTACAGCATTACGTTTGAGAGATTAAACATTATTTTGTTGAGTTTAGGTTTACCGTGGTGTTTGTTGCAGGTTAATTTTGCACAAAAAAAACCAGCGCATTATGCGCTGGTTTGGATTTTTTTACAGCTGGGGTGCTTGCTTTACTAAATTAGTTAAGCAGCATCAGCTTCTTTTTTAACGCTATTACGTGCGGCTTTGCCTGCAAGTAAGTCAGCAGGGTCAAAGTCATCAACGTTAATAACATCTAAACGAGATTGCTCAACAGCAGCTAGTTTATCAGCCTCTGCTTGGCTTAATATGCCTGCTTCAAGCCCCATTTGCGCTACTTTATCAAGCTGGAAGAATGGCAGTTTAAGACCTTTTTCTTTACATACACGGTCAAATAATGGCTCAACAGCAAGTACGTCTTTAAGCGTTTGCTCTTGACGACCTACTAGGTTAAGCGGCTCATTTGTTAAGTATACATAGCTTGCTAAACGGTTACGCGTTTCACTAGGTACTTGTAGTAGTTGCGCAAGTTTATGCTCAAGTTGGTCAGTTGGCTTACGAACCGGGCGACCAAACGGGAATAATAATACTTTTAACACGGCGCGTAGTGGAGCCGAAGGCATGTTATTAATTAAATCAGCAAGTGCACGTTGGCAATGGTAAAGGTGATCTTGGCAACTCCATTTTACTAGAGCAAAATCTTCTTTTTTACGGCCTTCATCGTTGTAACGCTTAAGCGTTGCAGACACTAAGTATAAGTAACTAAGTAAGTCACCTAAACGTGCTGAAATACGTTCTTTACGTTTTAGTGAACCACCAAATACTGCCATGCTAATGTCAGACATAAGAGCAAGTGATGCACTAAAGCGTGACGCTATACGGTAAAACTCAGCGGTTTCGTCGTTGTACGGCACACTTGTAAAACGAGCGCCGGTAAGAGCAAGCCACTTAGTACGTACAAGGTTCGACATAGTAAAACCAATGTGACCCATTAGCGCTTTATCAAATACGTTAAGCGCTTCTTCGCGGTCTTCAATTTCGCACGCACCTAGTTCGGTAAGTACAAATGGATGACAGCGAATAGCACCTTGACCATAAATAATCATATTACGGGTCAAGATGTTTGCACCTTCAACGGTAATGGCAATAGGTGCACCTTGATAGCCACGACCTAAATAGTTATTTGGCCCAAGCATGATGCCCTTACCGCCAAGTACATCCATTGCATGAATAGTTGCATCACGCATTTGCTCTGTCAGGTGGTATTTAATAATGGCAGAAACAACAGATGGCTTTTCGCCTAAATCAACAGCACCCGTAGACATACTAACCGCAGCATCAGAGCTGTAAGCGTAACCAGCTAATTTAGCTAGTGACTCTTCAACACCTTCCATTTTACCTATAGGTAAACGGAACTGACGACGAATGCGGCTATAAGCACCTGTCGCAATAGCAATCATTTTAATGCCACCGGCAGAGTTTGACGGCAATGTAATTGCACGACCAACCGATAAACATTCAACCAACATGCGCCAGCCTTGACCAGCCATATCTGGACCACCAATAATATAATCAAGTGGTACGAAAATGTCTTTACCGCGAGTAGGACCATTTTGAAATGGTACGTTAAGCGGGAAATGTCGACGACCAATTTCAACTCCAGGAGTATCCGTTGGAATAAGTGCACAGGTGATGCCTGGCTCTTTATTGTCGCCAATTAGGCCGTCTGGATCTTGTAATTTAAACGCAAGTCCAAGTACGGTAGCCACTGGGGCAAGTGTAATGTAACGCTTATTCCACGTTAAACTAACACCCACAACCTCTTCACCATTCCATTGCCCTTTACATACCACACCGTAGTCTGGAATTGAGCTTGCATCAGAACCCGCTTCTGGCGAAGTTAACGCAAAACATGGAATTTCTTGACCGCTCGCTAGGCGCGGTAAGTAATGATCTTTTTGCTCTTTTGTACCATAGTGTTGTAATAATTCACCTGGGCCTAAAGAGTTCGGTACACCAACAATTGACGAAAGTAATGTTGATTTACTTGTTAGTTTTTGAAGTACACAAGACTGTGCAAATGCAGAAAACTCTAAACCGCCGTATTCTTTTTTGATGATCATGGCAAAGAATTTATTATCTTTTAGATATTGCCATACATCTTGAGGAAGGTCGGTTAGTTCGTGCGTTGCTTCCCAATCATCCAACATGCTACATACTACTTCAACAGGGCCATCAACAAAGGCTTGCTCTTCAATAGTAAGTTTAGGAACTGGGTATTGGTGAAGTTTTTTCCAATCTGGGTTACCGCAAAATAAGTCAGCTTCCCACCACGTCGTACCGGCATCAATAGCTGATTTTTCAGTATCAGACATGCTTGGCGTTACTTTTTTAAACGTAGCAAAAATAGGCTTGATGATATATTGCTGACGAAGGCCAGTAACAGAAAGAGGAACCGCGATGATCAAAAAGATCAACCAGCTAATTAAACCAAAAGCACCTGCAAAGGTACCAATTAATAAAGTTATAGCCGAAACACCAAGTGCTGTGTTCCAACTTGCTCTGTGGTAAACCGCAGTGCAAAGCAACGCGATTAGAACCAGTGTAAATATGAGTGTCATTTTTATTCCTTAATAGAGGTCAGACCACCTCACTTAGAGTAGCGCTAGTAACAGTAATTTTCAAGTACATAACGATGTTAAATTGTAGTAGAAAGTAACTTAAATACGATATTTAATTACCCGACAGAGGAACGCACAATAACTATCGTATAGTCAAAGCATTAACCGTAAGTAGTGTTAACGTAAAAATAAATAAATCTAATAGCAAAATGACACTTTTTAAGTAAGTATAGCCGTTAAAGCGGGCTGCAAATTAGTGTACGCTTAATACACAAATATAACGCTATTTATTTTAATGTATGGTTTTTAAGGGTTATTTTATTAATGTGTGAATTACTTGGCATGTCCGTTTTCTAAGCTTCATGCTGTATCAACCCGTAGCAAAGCCCCGCCAGTTGGCAAAATACAACGGCTAAAGCTGTTTATTCTGTCTCATTCTGTTATTGTTATCTTAAGCTAAACTGATACCAAAACTGTGACCCGTGTTGTGGTCACAGTTTTAAACGAGCAAAGATGAACTTTACAGACAAATCAATAAAAGCACTTAAAGCAAAAGAAAAGCGCTATGTATTAACCGAGTCGGGTAATTATGGCGAGGGGCGCTTGCAAATAAGAGTTAGTGAATCGGGCGCTAAAACGTTTCGCGTTCAATATCATATAAACGGCAAGCGTAAAGTGATAGGCCTTGGCAACTACCCAATTGTTGACCTAAAAACGGCGCGCAGTAAGCATGCAAAAATATCAGCATTGCTAAGCGACGATACCGACCCCCAAGAGCACCGCTTACAAAACCAAAAAGCCAAGTTTGAATCAGCAGCTAAAAAAACAATGCATCAAATGCTTGATGATTTTAACGTATACATAAGCACTCGCTGGGCAGCATCAACAATCGACCGCACCGAAAAGCTAATAAAGCGAAACCTCACCCCGTTTATAGCGCCCGATTTAATGCCCGACGAGTTCACAATAGATATGGCCCGCGACATTATTTACCGTGTTTACAATCGCGGCGCTAAAGAGCAAGCGCGACTGGTTCGCAGCGTACTAATGAGCATATTAAAATACGCAATCGATTTCGATAACTCGCCAGAGCAATATAAAAAGCCCAGCCTTTACGACATTAAAGCCAACTTCATAAGAGACATTAATTTTGAAACGCCAAAAAACACCGGCGACCGCTGGCTAAGCGAAGACGAAATAAAAAAAGTATGGCACGCAGAAGACCTACCTTATTACACCCAGCAATACATAAAGCTGGCATTATGCCTTGGCGGCCAGCGCATAAACGAAGTTTACGCATCCCGCGCCAGCGAATACGACATTAAAAATAAAACATTTACCATTCCCGCATCACGCATAAAAATAAAGCAGCGGGGCGATCACATAGTGCCGCTGTCTAATTTAGCCATACCCATTATTCAAGAACTCATGCAACAACAGGGTAGCGCTGGGCAAATGTTTCCACATCGCGACAACCCAACAGCCACCGCGCATGTATCAACAATACGTATGGCAATATTGCGTTGGTGTGAAAAGCACAGCGTAAAGCCATTTAACCCCCGCGACCTGCGCCGCACATGTAAAACACTCATGGGCAAAGCAGGCATAAATAAAACCAACCGCGACATACTGCAGCAGCACCACAAATTTGACGTATCAAGCGTGCACTACGACCGCTACGACTACATGACCGAAAAGCGAGAAAGCATAGAAGTGTGGGAGGGGTTTATTAAAAAAGCGACTGAATAGCGTCGGCTTGTTTTAATATTAACGCTGTCTTAATATGTGGGCTTTGCAACATTATGGAAAATATAAGGATAAGGCATGATATTAAAAGTACTAGGTTGGTTTTTTGGAGTGAGCTTTTTAATTAGCGGCATAAGTAGCTTGTTTACTGGCGATGTAATTACCGGGTTAATTTTATTGCTGGCTACAGCTATATGCTTGCCGCCATTGCTAATCAAAATAAACGCAGCCACAAAAGGCAAGGTGGAGCTTACCCAAGGCAAGGCGGTAATAGCGGGTATTGTGTTGTTATTTATTGCGGTGGCATTTGCTGCGCCGCCCCCGCCACTTACGCCAGAGCAAAAGGCGGCCAAGGCTGAGCAGGCAAAAACTGAAAAAATAAAACAAGCTCAGCAAGCAAGAATTAAAAAAGAAATGGACGACCGCAAGCTAGCAAAGGAGCGCGCTGCAAATAAGGTTAAAACCATTAACTATACAGTAATAGGTGAGCGCGATTTTAGCTTTAATGGCCGAGATAGGTTGGGAGTATTTGTATATGCCCCAGAAGCAAAAACAAAATTGGAGCGCGCAGCAGTAGTAAAGCAAGCGGCAATTGACCTGCAAAAAAGAACAAAAGCAGACTTTACGGATGCAACACTTGAGGTTGCTAGCTTTAGCTATCAACAAGGTAACGTATTAGCAATGGCAGACTATGCACCAGACGGCTGTGGAGCTAGTGGTAAAGACTGTACAGGAGAAAAGTTTAAAATAGAGGTTTCAGATGCGCAAGTTCCAGCCTTACAAATAGATGTGCTTAGGGAGTGGGAAAAGTTAAAGGGGCAATACCGAGGCAGTAAAGGGTACTTGGACCTAGAGGATGAGGCTAAAATGACAGCTGTTATTGCTAAAAAACTTGGCATAGCAATTGGCGATACTAAAACGCCTTACACAGGAATGTTAATAAATATTAGCGAAGACGAGCTAAAAGGCATAAATAAAATTAATGCTGTGATGATTAAAAGCACAGCACTGGAAGAGCCAGAAAGAAACAACCCTAGCTGGTATGAGCCAGGCAATTCAGGCTTGATTGATAAAAGAGCGGCTGAATGGCATAAAGCAACTTACAAGCAACAAGTATCGGTTTGCGCTGACTATGTAGCGCACTTAAAGCAAACAGGCAGGCTTAACGCGGCAATAGCGGCCAGCATCAACACCAAAGAAGATGTAAAGCAGTTTGCAGTTGCGCTTGCAGAGGGTATGAATATAGGGCTAAAAGACAGCCCACAAAAAACAGGGGAAAACCCACTAGTTAGCGAGGCCATGGCTGTAGCAGTAGTCGCATCTGGATGGGCTAAATAACACATAGCAATTAAAAACAGCCCGCACTTAGCGGGCTTTTTTGTGCCTGTAATTTAGTAAACTAAAGCGACTTGCCCGTAAATATTACTTTTCCAACTAAGGTGCAATTGCCGTTTATTGCTATTAGTTGCTCAGGCCAGTTAGGGTTAGCGGCTTTTAAAAACTTTTGGCCGTTTTCAATTATTAGCTGCTTAAACGTGGCGTGGTTGTCATCGTCTAGGCGCGCAACTACGTACGAACCATGTATGCACTCAGCTTCAGGGTCTACAAATATTAAATCGCCCTCATAAAACTTAGGTTCCATGCTTACGCCTTGCACCCGCAGGGCAAACGTTTTGTTGCTGGAATTAACCGGACACATAAAGCGTTCAGCATCGAATTCGCGTATCTCGTTTATTTCACTCCATGCCCCAGCTTGCACCCAGCTAATAAGCGGCACAGTCGATTTAATATCAGGCCCTGGCGAAACGTTGTTATTGATGTTTTTTTCACTACTGTGAGTGTCACCAATTCCAAACAGCAAATATTCTGGAGTGCAATTTAGAGCTTCCGCAAGTGCATCTATTTTGCGAGGGCGCTTTGTTTCTCCAGATTCAATATTATGAATAGAGTTTTGTGCAAAACCTGCTATTAGGCCTAATTGCGCTTGTGTCATCCCTAACTGAATACGTCTTTTTTCTACTCTTTTACCTAAATCCATTTGTAAATCCCTAGCATTAAAATCGCTTAAAGTGATAAAAATTGATTATCTGCTTTTTATTTTATTTTGTCTAATCAGTTAAATCGATATTGACATCGGTTAAACTGATGTCTATTATCGGTTTACTTGATAAATAGAGCTTGGAGGAAATATGAGCGCCGTAGAAAGAGCGATAGAAATAATTGGTGGTCAGACAAAAGCCGCCAAGTTATTAAACACAAAGCAAAACATTATCTGGTACTGGCTTAACCGCCATGCCCAAGCCCCAGCGAAATACATTACCCGTATTTCAGAACTAACAAACGGCCAAGTAACGGTAGCAGAGTTACTAGCCGACCACGTTAAAACCGACAAGGAAGATGCAGCATGAGCACTGAAATTGAAGTAGACCCAATTGATGTAATGGATATTAGCGTTAGAGAAGAAGCATTGCGCGAAGACGAGCGTTTTACTGCGTCAGAAAAAGTATGTATGGCCGCGCTTGATTACCACAGAGCCCTAATTAGCACCTACTTTGCTGCGTGTCATGGTGGTGTAGACGGATTTAAACAGCAGTTACTTGGTTTTATAGGTGGGCGGTTAGCATCTGATATGCCAAGCGTGCTTAGTAAAAAAACTAATGGCGAGTTAACAACAGTAGATAAGGCAGCACTAGCAGCGACAGAATATAAAGCGCAGTTAAACGTTGATATTGCTGCCGCAGAAACTGCGCTTTATAGCCTACTTACGTTAGCCGTTCGTTGGATGGAAGATGACTTTGACCCGTTCGAGTCACGTTTTAAGGATGATTTTTAATGGCTTTTTCTAAGGTGGTTTCACCCCAGCTTGTTGAGCGGTCAATTTTAACACGCCGTCCATCGTTAATGCGTTGCGCTATGTCGGCTAGCTTTTTGGCGTGTTTTTCAGGCCAGTTGTTTTCGATAGCCAGTAAAAGTACTTCATCTTCACTTAAGGCAATGCCTTTTTTGTGGAGCGCTTTAAATAAGCATTTTGCTTTTGAGTCGTCAACTGGATGGGTGAGCCCATTTGCAGGTGTAAGACTGCCTGAAAGCGCTTTTATGCAGTCGCTCAAGATTGGGTTTGACATGAGTTTTTCCTCTTTGTTTTGGTTTGTGAATATTTCGCACTTGCAACATACCAAAACAGAGAGGGATTTTATAGAAATACAAAAGGAAGATGCAGCATGAGCCAGTTAATCGCAGCAGATCATTACCGCCGCAATGTACGTGGTGAGGTGGTAACAATTAACGACCGCTATTTACGCCCTGCAGACGTGGCGCAAAAGTGCGGCATGCACCGCACATCGTTATACCGGTTGATGGATAAAGGGCAGTTTCCTAAAACACATAAAATATCGAGCGGCCGTGTTGTATGGCTTGAAGCAGATATTGAAGAGTTTATGCGTTTAGGCAGCGAGAAGTTTCAGGAAATTTACGGCAACAAACAAGTAAACAACTAGGAGCAGGGAAAATGGAGGTTTTTGATTTAGATGGCACGCTTAGAAGCATTAGAGGGAGCGGCAGACTTGCCCCAAAAGGCGCTTTAAAACTTAAAAATAGAGCGTGGCATAAGTGGCAAAGGTTTGTTAACGCGAATGGCACATTGATAGCGTCAAATGCAGAGATTTTTAAAAACAGCAAGTCACCTGTGATTGTGACCAGCTCCCAATTTGGAACACAAGCATGGTGCGATAAACACGGCCTTAAGCCTAATGCAATTATAGAAAGGGCTGCAAAAGACGAAACGCCACCATTTGAATACAAGAAGAAATTTATAGATAGCCATCTGCCGCAAATTACGCTTTGGGTTGATGACTGCCCGAAGGTGTGCGAGTACGCAATTAGCAAGCGTATTGAAACAATTTTAGTTAATTAGGAGCAGGGCAATGAGCACATACCAAGTATTTAGCAGAGAAACGTTAAGCAGCTTTAAAACATTAGCAGAGCAATGCCGCTATTTATTGAGCTGCAAAATTACTACCCGCAAAGCGGTGTTTGGTTTTGACCCAGTGTTTCAAGCGCGTGTTGGTGATTTTGATTTGCCAGTTTATTGCAATGGCGACGAGTACCAAACAATACAAAAAGCAGTTTACTGGTTAAAAACACAAGCAACTAATTACCTAAATGCAGCAACACGCAGTCAGCAAGGAGTTAATTAACATGGCAAACACAGCTATTAACTACCCAAGCCAAGCGCCACTAAAAGCAGTAACTGGCCGCCACATACCAAAAGGCTTAGCCGAAATAAAAGCATTAATGAGCGATAGAACGCGCACACCTGGTTATTTATTCAATGCCGTTTTAACTGATCAACAACGAAAATTAGTGTGTATTGCTGCGGGGCTTAAACAACGCCATATAGAAATGAGCTTTTATCAATTTAATTTGCAAGAGCGTGATGCAGTACGTAAAGGCATTTTAGCACTGCAAGACATTGTTGCCGCTTTTACCGACGCAAACGTACTTGGCCGCGAAAACTTTGAAAGAACTCCGCCTAAGTTTGATGTTGTTCCGCATTTAGTTGAACAGTCAAAAACTGATTCACAAACACACTAAGGATTAGCTATGACTCCCGACCAGCTAATAAACCAAGACAGTGGCAATGTTGAGTACTACACACCAGAAGTGGTGCTGAAGTATGTACACCAAATGTTCCCAGTTATTGATTTAGATCCTGCAAGTAATGCCATTGCCAATAAGTCAGTAAAGGCGGCGTATTACTTCACTAAAGAAGATGATGCATTAACACAAAATTGGATAGGCGAAACGGTTTGGTTAAATCACCCATTTAATAAAGGTGAATTGGCCTGCAAATCAAAATGCGTAAAAAAAACATGTAACGACCCGAGCTACCACAAATATCGCGGCCACTGCATTACCGAAGATATAGCCAGTAATGGCGATTGGGTTGACTACTACTTAGAGCAATTTGAGCTAGGTAACTTTAAAGAAGCAATGAACATCACTTTTGTTAATAGCTCAGAAGCATGGTGCCAAAAGTTATTAAACGCAGGTTTAAGCTGCTTTATTGATGGCCGAACACACTTTAACGATGCGCAAGGCAACGTAAAAAAGGGCGCACCAAAAGGCTGTTTTATTACTTACCTTGGCGATAGAGCAGACGAGTTCCGCGCCATATTCTCAGCGCTTGGAGCAGTGAAGTAATGAAACTACATCCAAAAGCAAAAGCCGCACTTAGCTATTACAACGCACACAGAAAAGAGCGCGATATAGCAAAGTGTGATTTTCAAAAAGCGGTAAATGCATTATGCGACTTAAAAAAGTACGCGCCAAAAATTGCAAAGCGCATAAATGCGCTTGGTCGTTATAGCTCAAATAGCTGGTACGCATATTCAATGACTGAGTTTGATATTCAGCTTGATAACGATGTAAGGCTTTTAGATGCATACCACAACATCGACCCAGTAAGCCCTGACGAGCCAGACCTAACCGAATTTTTAAACGACATTCCATTTTAACCCCCAAGGACACTAAAAAATGAACGCTATCAAAGACCAAGCTATGCCTAAAAATAAGCAATTACTACTTAGCATTGTTTTACACGCTATTGAGCAAGTTAATTTTGCAATTAGAAATTTAAACAAACGCAGCACTATTGGCATGTTAATGCAGTGCGAAGACACGCTAACCGACTTGCTACCTATCATAAAAATGATTGCAGACGACGACGTTAATTTTGAAGGCGTTTACAGCCAAATGAGCATTGCATTAAATGCTGTGCAAATTGGTGGTGAGCCAATGGAAGTAGAGCTGTAACAATGAGCATGTGGCCCGTTGTAAGCTTTGATGTTGTAACAGCGGTTTTAACTATGGTTAAAGCCGTTGACGACATTGAACACAGAGATTTTTTAATAAGCGGCCTTGGCCGTTTTACTGCGTACAGTCAATATAAAATGGCTAAGCAATACCTTGCCAAAATTACCCCACCAAGCAACGCCTGGTATAAAGACGAGCCTATAAACCCAAGTGAGCAAGCCCACATTTGGCTTTATAATGCGCTTAAAAATGCAGAGCACCGCATTGATGTAACCAACTTAAAAATAAGTGCACCCGCAAAAGCCGCGCTTAAAAAAGTACATAACAACAATATTCATAATTACATTGTAAAAGACATTGTAGAAAGCAAACGTGCACCCAGCATACAGGCTAGCTTTGTACGCCAAACTGCTAAAAACATGGAGTTTGCACAAAAGCAGCGCGACGCAAAAAAGCCCCAACCTGTAGCCGCAAAGAATTTACAGCAGGCGGATGGCGATCAGGTCACTAAGTCGGCTATGTCGGTTATTGCGGCTATTGATGATGCAGAGCAAGTTGCTTATGTTTATAAGTGCCTAGCTGGCGTGCCTAAGCCGTTACAAATGCGTGTTGCTAAACGTTATATTGATAAATACACCCACATTAAAAACACGGGTAAAGCCAAAGGCGAAACGCAAGAGCAGTACAACGAAAGGCTAATAATTGCGAGCCGTAAAAACTACGACTTTAGCGATAAAAAAACAGCGAATAAAAAGCAAGTAATTACAGTAGCCGAAGTGCGCAAGCAAATTACTGCAAACGACTGGTTGCGTCGCACAATTACAACGCTACAACCCCGCCTAAAAATACTTGAGCAAATTGTTAGTAATATGCCATTGCCATGGCACATTTTAGCCAATGCCGACAAAACCAAAAAGCACGGCAATGTGCTGGCTATGCAAACGGCCGAAATGATAAATGATTTAGCTAAAGAGCAGCCAACATGGGATGCAACCGACATACACGAAAAAGTAAACGAGTTTGCCGCACAATTTAGCGTGCAATTACAGTTTGCCGAAAAGGGTATTTACCTAACCGTGCCGGATGCCGAAGTAGCACTTTTAAAAGCGCAGTGTCACAAATGGTGGTCGCGCAAGCTTAAAACTATTCGCAGCCGCTACCTAGAGCACCTAGAAATTGCAACGGGCGAAGTGGGCCGCGATTTATTTAACAGCACAGATAAAAAAGGCAATAAAAAAACAGAGCGCCGTGGTATTAGCGCCTATTGCTCAAAACAAGCAGTGGCCGAATACACCACCAACCAAGAGCGCGGCAAGCGTTACCTAGAAAGCCTAGAATTAGTAAACGAGCAAAGCGATGTTATATCGCTAATGAAAGCGGTTGAGGCAGGTGTTGCTAACCCCGAAAATATGCGTAACGAGCTAATGCTACGTATTCGCGAAACCGAAGAATTAGCCGACGAAATGGGTTATACGGGCGGTTTTTATAACATTACTGCGCCTAGCCGTTTTCATGCAAACTCACCTACGTGGGATGGGTCAACCCCAAAAGACGCTAGCCTATATTTAAATAAGCTGTATTCGCAAGCGCGCGCTAAATTAGACCGCCTTGAAATACCGTATTTTGGTATACGCGTAGCAGAACCGCACGCCGACGGCTGCACACACTGGCACATGCTTTTGTGGATGCCAGCGCGTCACTACGACCAAGTTAATCATTTATTGCGCCGTTATTTTACCCGCGACGACCGTGAGGTATTTTTTCAGCGCTTTAAAAACCGCAAAGCATTACGCGCACGCTACACAAAGGCGCGCCGTATTTGGGGTTTAAATAAATCTAAAAAGGTGTACACCCGTGCGCCGGTTAAAAACTACTTTCCGAGCAGCCCACGCTACACCGCTATAAAAATGCTACCTGCGCAAATTGGCAAAGATGGCAAAAAAACAGGCGGCGCAGCGGCTTATGTTGCTAAGTACGTAAGTAAGAATATTGACGGCTTTGCACTGGCAAACGAGTACGACGCAGAAACAGGCGAAAAGCTAACCCAAGCAGTTAACCCGGTTAAAGCATGGGCTAGCACATGGGGCATTAGGCAGTTTCAGTTCCAAAAGTCGCCATCTATTACTATTTGGCGCGAGCTGCGCCGAGTGCGCGAAGAAGTGCAAGGCAACGAGCAGCTAGAGCAAATACGCCAAGCGGCCGACAAGGGCGACTTTAAAACCTTTGTTGCGCTAATGGGTGGCTTTGGTATTGGCCGCGATGCGCGCTTTAAGCCCGCTTACCAGCATACCGAGTACGGCAATCAATACGCAGAATTTACTAAAACTCTAAAGGGCGTTGAAGACACCTTTGGCCTTTGCACGCTTGTTACTCGCGTTCATACCTGGTCTAAGCAAGTTATAGGCACAGCAGCAGCAGAAAACACCGCCGTTATTGGTGGGCAGGATGCCAACAACGTCAGCGTAGCTGACCTACCTTGGACTAGTGGGAATAATCGTACGCCTTTAGCTGTAGGGCATACAGACGAATTATTGCTAGACATGATCGGATTTACTTCAAAAGAGATCATTAACGTTAAAAAGGATCTGTTAGCGGGTAAACGGGTTAGAAATAACGGCCATATTTACTTAATAAAAGACGGCCATTTAGTGGTACTGGACGAATCAGCGCAGCAAAAAGAGCATCGCCAGCACGCTATTGACTATATAGCTAATACCGAAGCCCAAAAACACACTCCAAATGTAGACGAGCAAACAGCCAAACCAGAAGGCGAACTATTAAATATGTTTACTGGCGCTCAAATGAAGCAGTTAAACCAAGGCGGCAACGTTATTAAAGCTAACCGCGTGTACTACATGCAAGAGCGCGAGCTACACAGCTTTGAGCAACTAAACATGCAAGCGCCAAAATCGGCTATTAAGCCAACCCCAACAGAAAAACATTATGCATATGCTCGAGAGCTTTACGACCTAGCGCACATGTATGCAGAGCTTGACGGGCGTAACACGCCATCAAACACCCAATTTAATAAATACACTGCCGACATTATCGGCGACTTAGATTTGGCTAGATTAGTTCTAGCTGGCGAAGCCACAGCAATCAGTAGTAATGATTGGTGGGCACTAGACTTAATGGCGTAGGAGAAAATATGAATACTCACTCAGCAGCAGAAAAAATGCTTTCAACCGGGTTATTTTATACAGCGAGAACATTAGGGCATGCCTTTGGCGAGTCGCTAAAAGATGGTAACCGCAGTATTGAAAATATTAAAAAGAACTCACGGTACGAAATTATTGAAGAAAACGACCCAGTGAGCAAAATTAAAGTCGTCGCTATTGACGGCCGCAGAGTCACTATTGACCAGCTACAAAATGCCGCATTGCTATTTAAGCGCCCACGCTTATTGGTTGGGAGTGATCCCCATGCTTAAGGCCAAGCAAGACGATGCACATAAAAACAAAATTTACTGCGGCATTGAAATTTTTGCGGCGATTAAAAAAGAAATGGGTGTTTTAAGGGGCGGTGCATTTAGCTTCAAATACGTAAAATTTGTGTGCGATGAATGTTTACACCCACGACAAATGCTAACACTTGATAAAGAGCTTAAAAAATTATTAAAAGAACTAGAGGTTAAATTTCAGGAGAACGAACATGGCCACAGGTAAAATAACAGCGGGTGACGTTTTCAATAATTGGACAGTACTAAACGAAGACCGACGCAACCGAGGGGTGCAGCATTTTATGTGTAAATGCGTATGCGGCACCACTCGCGTAGTGCGCAAAGATAATTTAGGTCATGTCCAGGGCTGCGGTTGCGAGCGAAAAGAATATAAATTTCGCACCGGGCAAATAAAAACAACAGCAAAGCCAAGCACTAAAAAGGCGCGAATTGTTTCACCAAAAACAGTAAGCGCACCGGCCAAAATGCCGCACCACGAAAACCAAGAGCCGCGCCCGCAATACCAGCAGCGCAGCAAGTCAAAGCGCGAACTGCTAGAAGAGCGATTAATGCAAATGCAGTTAGAAAAAGAATTAAGCGAATTATGGTGATCAATGAAACCAAACGTTAAACGTCGCAACTGGGTGTACCACTCAGTTGTTAAACACAAATCATTAAATAAAACATTAACCAAAAAGGAAACGCACTATGCACCCACAAAATAACAAACCACTAGATAAAGGCCGTGTTGCTTGTATTGCCGAAAAATACCAGCAGGGGAACGAAACCAAAAACCGTTACGCCACTTTAGGCCGTGCTACTAAATGGCCGAGCAACAACCAAGGCGGCAGCGAAAGCGTAGAGATTGAGCTAGACACAATGCCAATTAATCAACAAGGCCCGTTAAAATTATATATTTTTTGGGAAAGCGAAAGCCAGAACGGCCAAGCAAATAATAACCAAAACCACCAAAGCCAAAACCAAGGTTACGCACCGCCGCAATATCAAGGGCAGTATGATCAGCCGCAAAATGCGCCACAGCAAAACCAGTCAACATACAACTCGCGCCGACAGTAAGTAACGCCAATAATCAAAAAGGATAAGAAAATGGAAAACCAGCACAAAAAAATTAAAGGCTATAGAGAGCTTAACCAGCAAGAAATTAATGACATGAATGATATTAAAGCGGAGGGTGAGCGCTTGAAAAATGTTATTGAGGCTATGCGTTCTCGTGGTGACACGTTAGATCAGCGGTGGATTTCTATTGCAGAAACACATTTGCAGCAAGGCATTATGGCTGCGGTTAGAGCAGTGGCTCAGCCAGAAGGCTTTTAGAAAACACCACCCAAAAAAAAGCCCGTTTAATACGGGCTTTTTAATGCGTGAAATAAAGTAAAGACTATAGCCCAACTAATTCCAATTGCTGTTCGCGAGGTAGGCTTTTAATAAGTGCGGCGGCTAATTGCTGTGTGGTTTGTACCGGAGGGTTTAAGAAGTGATCGAACGATTGGGTAATGCGAAACGTTGCCCCGCACTCGCGAGTATTAGTGCAAGAGCAATATAAATTTACTACGTGCGCACTTTGCGTTTCACGCGATGTAATCGTAGCTTTAGATTCGCAATTCGGACAAGTAACCCGCGCCATAATAAACCCCAATAGTTAATAAATCACACTGTCATTATATACAGTGGTTGAGTGCGTTACAAATAACCATTTAACTATTGCCTGAGAATCAACAAGCTAAAAAAATCACTCCTCCTCGCCTTCCGCTTTCGTGCAAAAAATGCGTTCAATTGACACCCTCAGTGACAGGCCATTTTGGGCTAGCCCTTATAACCAAAGGATCTGAATGACAATTGAAAAGGATCGTAATGACAAAAATGTGACAATGTTTGACACAAAGTGACAGCATAAAGATCAAATAGGTGGGCATTTGTTGAATATTGAAATATAATGAATTAATTATCACTTAAGCGATAAATAAATTATGAAGTATTTATATAAAGGCTCACAAAGCCAAGAGCGGTTAGATGTGCTTTTGTCGTTTGGTAAAAGTACCAGTGAAGATATAAAATCGGCGCTTAGCGATTACTTAGTTCGCGGCATTGGTAAAACAAATGCCGCGTTACTTAATGGCGTAAAAAGCCCAAATTTAACAAGAGCACTTAATCGTCTTGAGGTCACGGCGGGGAAGGTTGAAAAAGTAAAAGAGCTTGATTGGAAAAATCGCTAGTTAATCACTAGCGCTTGTTTTTTCTAGCTTGCTGTCAGCCACATTTTTGGCCGCTTGCAGTTGTGAATTGCACTGCGTTAATGCGCTGCTATATTCGATTGCTAGCCTGCTCAGGCTTTTCCACTTTACGCCCTGCAAAGTCGGGTGCGCTACCGGGGTAACAATCCAATCATCAAGCAGTAAATATTTATACCTCGTTTGAATAACAACCCGCTCTTTAGGTTCAGGGGTTAGCGTGCAACCCAATAACCCCAGCAGGCATATCAGCATTAATGCAATCTGTTTCATTTTTATTACTCGCTATATCGTTAAGTTGTTTGGTTTTGCTTTTGCTTATTTGCTCAAGCATCGATGTTTTTTGCATAAAGCTGTTTAGCCTGGCCTGAGAATTTGCAATCTCAGCTTCAAGCCGCTCGCGTTGCAACTGCTCATTATTTAACGTCGCTAACAGCTGGTCGCTGTTTTGCTCTAGCAAATCAACCTCGCTTAGTAGCGATGCATTTACTAGCGCGGCATCGTTAACGCTAACTTTTAAATGCAACGTTTGAATATAAAAAACACCCGCCACAAACAAAGCCGCCGCAATTAAAACAAAGCTAAAATTATTTTTAAGCAATTTAAACAAAGTAAGCCAACCCATTATTTGCCGCCCCTAATTAATTTAATAAAGCCCTTTGGGTCTTTGCTAAACGTTTCAATAAATTTATTGATCCCCTCCAAAATGTGCGGGGCCGCATAAGCCGTTACACCAATAACGCCCGTTTTTAAACTTTCATCAAATTGCCGCCACTCGCAAAACATAGCTGCCAAGTACGCAGCAAAAACAGCAATTAACACACTCATAAAATAATGAAAAAACGTAAATACCTTACGGCTTAAATACATTTGTATAGCCGCCGCTAAAAAGCTCAACATAAGCAACTGCCCCCACTGTTTAATAAATTCAACTATATCTATCCAGCTCATGCGTCATCCTTGGGTGTTGGGTTAAGGTCTGAATATTCAGGCTCTTTAAATTCAATATGCTGCGCGGCAGGTAAATAATTATTAATACCTAAAACGTCTTGCTGCATTGGCACAACTTCATTGTTGTAATATGCGCGGGTAATTTTATCTAAATCACCAAAACCGTTTTTGTCACCAGAAGACTGGCCGCTTAGCGCTTCTTGTGCACGGTGCATGCTTAGCATGTCGTTAAGCGTAATTTTTTTAATTCGCTCAAATTCATCTTTGGTAGATATATCGCCAACCGGCGTAATGTTTATCGCCTTTTCGGCATCGGCCTTATTACTTCTAAAATTAAAAAACAAACTTCTAAAGTTACCCACACCTTTGCTATCGCGTATTGCATCTTTTAATGCCGTTTCGTCTTCAGCGCTTAAATTAGGATCAGCCATTGAAAATATAAAGCCCATATGCGCACCGTTCTTGTAATACCGGCGCCTAAACAAAGTCGCATCTTCATTTAATAATGCCGACTGAATGCCACCGTAATATTGCGGTATACCGTAAATGCCTTGCCCCGGGTCGTACTCTTTTACATGTATAATTTCGCCCGCATTAAAATAAATAGGCTCATGACTGCGGTTGCTTAATTGCGCATACACACCGCGCGTACTCGTATAGCGCATAGTCAGTGCAGGCAGGTGGCGCAGTTTAATAATTTGCCCAAACGAATTTTTAATAATTTGCAAATAAGCGTTGCCGCTCCACAGCAAATCAAAGCCAAACTTACTTAAAGATTGATGACTTAAAAGCGGGTTAGGCTTATACCATTTTAAAATCATGTTGCGCTTAAAATACAAAATGGGGCCGTGCTGGGCATTAACGCGCAGCAGTTTAATTAAACCCTGCAAACTAATGGGCGGCGCATAAATGCCGTTGCTGTCACTAAATACACCAACGTAATCTGTTAGCCTGTTATCTAAGCACGGCTCGGGGTCGCCAAAACTAAACGCATCAGTCACCGCAGTTCGTTGGTTGTAATTAGGCGCTTGGCCGTTGCTTACTTGTAATCGTGGTTTCATTAAGCTGCAATTCCTACAGATGTTTGGCGGCTATGGGCGTTGCCGTCGAGTGGTTCGAATAATAAGCCATGCATAATTGCCCACGCAATATCGGCATGGCCCGTAGTGGCCGTGCGGTTAGTAGCATATGTAATTTGGTCGCCAACAACTTTACGGCGAATATTAATAAACGAGCTAGCAATGTTTACCGCGTCCTGGTCAAACTCAAGGCGTCGGTTTTGAATAACGTTAATTGCTTTAATAACCATACGGTTTTTAATAATAGGGTTGTAATGTATTGGCTCAGCGTTAGGGTAAAACTTAGTAATAAGCTCCCACACGCCGTAACCAATACCAGTAGTGTCAACGCCAATGTGCACAACGTTGTATTTTTCGGTAAGTAGTTTTATTTCGCTTGCCATCGCTTCAAAATCATTACCGCTTAAATCAATTGCTTCAAGCAGCAAAAACTTTTCGCCAGGCTTCATTGGCGCACTTAAAATAGCTACGCTCGCTTTGTCGCCAAACCGCGCAGGGTCAAAACCAATAACCACCGGCTTTAACCCGTAAGGGCGTTCGTAATCTAAATCAAAGTCAGGCCACTTGGTCGAATCGCCCACGCAGTTCATAAGCTGTTTAAGGTTAAACGCACTGTGCGCATCATCAATAAACTTGCACATAAACAAGTTATTAAACTCATCTACACTGTACTCGTTTTCAAGCTTGCCAATGTCAATGCGGTCAAACCCGCTGGTAACCACATCGTACACAGTAAGCATTTGTCGCCAAATGCCATCATCGCAAAGCCTGCCATTTTTTAAACTTTTATGGCTAACATCAATCGCAAACTCAGGGTCGTTACATGCTTTTGTTTTGCGGTACCACTTTCCGTTCCAGTGATCATACGCTTCATGGCTCGTAACGCTCGGCGTACTAAAATAGGTTATTCGTAAATGCTTATGCGTTGCCATAGCCTGCGCCAAGCCGCGCAAGCTCTTATATTTAGGAATCCAAAAAACTTCATCTATATATAAGTCGCCGCTTTCCGACTGAGCAGTACGCGCATTAGTGCTTTTAAAAATAAGCTTAACAGTTTTGCCGCCAGCCAAATTAAGCACCATTGGCGAACCGGTCAGCTCAACATTAAAATGCTCACGCACCAGCGCCACAATATTGGCTTTAAATACCTCAGCCTGATCACGGCTCGCCGATATAAATATTTTATTACGGCCATTAATAACAGCATCAACAAACGCTTCAAACGCAAAGTAAAAAGTAGCCCCAATTTGTCGGGGCTTTAAAATAAAGCGGGTGCGGTGATCTTGGTTTTCAAACCAATGTTTTTGGTGGGGATAAAGAAGTTTGTCTTTAAGCTCGTCAAGCATTTCAAGCGTAATGCCAGAGCAATCATTTTTCTTTTTCTTCTTCGACTTTTTGCCACTGCCGCCACTATTTCCAGCAATAGCATCGTCATTGTTAGCGCGCTGTTTAGGGGCAGGCGCAAGCTTGCTTTTATTAAGCGCACACAGCTGGCGCGTGCAAAAATCTAGCTCTTTATATTCAGCATCGGTTTTATTGTCTTTGTCGGCTAACAGATTAATGCGGCGGCTATACGCCATTTCGGCATTATATGTTGGGCACATGTCTGCCCAGTTCTCAGCCTCAGACCAACGCCTAACACTGCGCGCACTTGGCATGCCTGCTAAATCGGCTATTTCCTCGTAGGTATAGCCCTCAACAACATACAAATCCTGTGCTTTTTTGCGTACGTCTGGTCCGTAGTTAGCCTTCATATTGCGCCACATTAATTAATCCATGGCGGCAGTGTATTAGTAATAAAGCACGTAATCTGTTTGTTAAAAACCTGCCCATTCCTAAAAGTTAAATATAGGAATTTCAAAAAGTTAAACCGTTGGAAAGGTGCAAAAGGAGGGTGCAAACTGCAGTTACTTTAAAGCATTAAGCTTAATTAAAAAACATTTAAAAGGTTTGTTTATATGTCAGGTCAACTACGCACAAAACCATTATCAATTGCCGCCGTTGGCATGACCGTCGACGGCCGCGAAATAACAGAGCAAGACGTAGCCGACATAGTAGAAACCTACAACCCACGCAAATACGGCGCACGCATAAATCTTGATCACGAATTTAACTGGTCAGGCTGGGCCGCTAAAAACCTACACAACGTAGACATACCCGGCATGCTTGGCGACGTAGTAAGTGTAGAAGCATACGAAAACGAAGAAGGCGTAGTGTGCCTATACGCCGTGCTCGCACCCAACCAAGGGTTTGTAGCATTAAACAAAGCCGACCAAGCCGTATATTTTAGCATCGAAATTAGCCGCGATTTCATGGGCACTGGCAAAACCTACCTAACCGGCCTAGCAGTTACCGACTACCCAGCAAGCTGCTACACCGACCGCACCCATTTCAGTAGTAAGAGCAAAGCAGACGACACGGAAGTCTCTTTATTAAACGTTGACTTAGGGTCATGTGAGCCTATCGACACACCTAAAAAACCCTTTTTCAAACGACTATTCACTAAGGAAGAACCCGACATGAACGAAACACAATTAGCCAATGCATTAAAAGATGCACTCGGCGCACCGCTTGAAGAGTTTGGCAAAAAGCTAGACGGCCTAACCACAAAGCTTGATTCATTCTCAACCACTAAAGTGGAAGGCGAAGAAGAAACAGCCNCCCCGCCAGCCGAAGAGTCAGCCGAGCTAACAAAACTTAAAGAAGAGCTATCAAGCACAAAAGCAGCGCTTGACGAGCTTAACGACAAGTTTACCAAAGCATTAAAAACACCTGCGGGTGACACAACCAACGCCGACGAAGAGCACGAAGGCGACGAAGGCAAATACAGCAACTGCTTGTAATTGCAGCACCCTAACTTAACTTAGCAAAGCGCAGGAACGAAAATGAAAACCAGAACAAAACAATTATTTGTCGCAGTACTTGCAGGCATGGCCAGCAACTACGGCGTAGCATCAATGAACGAACAGTTCAACGTAGAGCCAACAACCGAACAGCGCCTATACGACGCAACATACGACTCGGTAGAATTTCTACAACTAATCAACACCGCACTAGTAGACGACATCGTAGGCCAATCAGTAATGATGAGCGTAGACGGTGGCGTAACAGGCCGTGCAGGTGTAGAAGGCGACGACAGCAAAGAGCGCCAAACGCGCGATGTAGCAGGCCTAGCAAAACGCGAATACCGTTGTCACCCAGTAGAATGTGATATTCATTTGTCGTGGGCAAAAATGGATCAGTGGTCAAAATTCCCCGACTTCCATCAGCGCTATCGTAATCACGTGCGCCAGGCAATCGCGCTCGACATTATTAAAATTGGCTTTCATGGCACATCAGCCGCAGCGTTTACAAACATTGCAACTAACACAATGCTGCAAGACGTAAATATCGGCTGGCTACAACTCATTCGCCGCGACGCACCAGAGCGCGCAATTAGCGAAGGCGCAACCGTTGACGAAATTCGCATTGGTACCGGTGGCGATTACGAAAACCTAGACCAAGCCGTGTTCGACGCACTGCAAGCAGTGCCAGAGCACAAGCGCGTAAACATGGTTGCCATCATTGGCGACGAACTGCTAGCAAACGACCAAAACAAGTTGTATGCAAAGCAGTCGCACACGCCAAGCGAAAAAACCAAAATCGAACTTGAGCAAATCATTAAAACGTATGGCGGCTTAGCCAGCTATAAAATTCCGTTCTTTCCATCACGCGGCATTTTAGTAACAAGTTTCGACAACCTAAGTCACTACGTGCAAGCAGGCTCAACCCGCACCCACGTAGAAGACAACCCAAAAAAGAAACGTGTAGAAGATTACCTATCACGTAACGACTGTTACTACATCGAAGACCTCGAAAAAATAGCGTACTTCGAATCAGCCAACGTAAAACTGCCAAACAAAGCAGGCACCGGCTGGGAATAGTTTTTTAGCAGCAGCAAGCCGCCTCTTTCTCCCTAGTTTCGGGGCGGCTTTTTTTAACAATTAGCGAGTATTTTTAAATGAGCCTTTTCAAAAAATCATTAGCCAAAGCTAAAGCAGTACCAACAAGCACTGAAAATAAAGCGCCAACGGCAGCGGCTAACGCCNCGCCACTCAAGCCAATGCGCCAGCAACCGTAAACGAGCAAACCGAGTACCAGCTTTATGCAGCAGCTATAGAATCCGACTTGGCTCAATTAAAAACATTTGCCGACATTAGCGACAAAGCAACATACAAATCAGAAGCGCTAGAACGCCAAGGCTACCTAGCGTACATAAACCAATATCGCCTAAGCGAGCAAAGTCACCACAATAAAGTGTTGGCATGGGTGTTTATTTGGTTAGTTGATTTAAAGCGCTGGGATGCAGTAATGGATTTATTGCCGTTAATGATCGAGCAAAAGCAACCACTGCCAACCGTGTTTAATACCAAGCATTGGGCGGCGTTCGTTATCGACCAACTATACGACGACGCAAATTACTACCTTGCCGAATCGCAACAACAAGGCCTGTACGACATTGGCTTTACACTGCGCCGCTTAATTTTTGTGGTTAAAAACCAAGACTGGTCAGGGCTGGAAGTGGTAGGCGGCAAGCTTTACGCCATCGCCGCAAAAGTTAACAAAGCCCAGCTTAACCTAGGCAACGCAATTTACTTTGCAAAAATAGCCCAATCCATTAACGACAAAGCAGGCGTTAAAACCCTGATAAAAGAATTGCAAAAAATGATTAAACCAGCGGAGCCAGAGCAGCAAACCGCTAACTAGCTCCAACGCCAGCGGGCAACTTAGCACAACGTTAGCATTACTTGCTTAACGCGCGTGACTAAGTGGCGCCCGCACCCAATTTAACGTGTGTTTTTAAAGGTGCAATATGAACTTAAGCGGTATGCCACAGGCAGATTTACAAAGCGTCAATGTAATCATTGAAGCCAGCGGCTATTACCCAGCGCTAAGCACCGCCCATTTTATTGAGCACTACGCAATAGCCCAAGAGTACGCCAGCAAAAGCGACGTACTGCTAGAAAAGCTACTTTACGCGCAGGCCGAAATTAACCAAGAGCTAGCAAATACACAGCTTACCAATGGCCAAACGCTAAGCGCCGCGAAAACGATGTTTTATGAGTGGGCGGTTTACAGCAAAGCTAAAGCAAATTTACTGGTATCAAAGCTAGGCAGTACGCACCGCGACAGCGCAACAGCACAAAGCCAAGCGGCAATAGATAACCACGAATACTGGCAACGCCAAAGCATAAACGCCATGCGCCAACTGCAGGGCTTAAGCCCTAACTTAACGGTAGAGCTACTATGAGCCAAAGCAAAATAGCAAAACTTAAGCAGCATTTAGCAACCGCAGAATACCAAGGCCGCAACCTAGCGCTAAGTACCCAGTTCGACAGCTGGATAGAAGGCGGCCGCATAGAGCCAAGTAGCAAAACCATTAACGGCAATGGCATATTGGCAGCAAGGTTTTATTACTCAGGAGTGATCAGCATAAACCCATGCGCAGCACCGGCCGCACTTATTTGTGCCTTTGCATCGTTTTGGCTGCAAAACAACGGCGGGCGATACGACAGCGCCGACATTGAATTTAGCGCCGACGTTAACGACGACAACAGCAACGAAGTAGAGCTAACGATAAACCAGCTATGCGAAGACATAGAACTAATACAAGCGCCCAACGGCCCGTTTGAATTTAACGGCAACCGTTACGACTTTGGCGAGCAAAGCCTGTGGATAGCAGAAGCGTTCATACTTGAAGGCCAAGTAAGCCGTGCTTAACCTCAAGTTTGACGAAGGCCGCAGTAAAGAGCAGTTAGCGTTTTTACAGCTTAAGCCGCAAAAGCGCCGCAACATATTGCGCAGCGCAATACGTGCAGCAAACAAAAGCAGTAAAGAGCGCATTACCAGGCAAAGCGATTTAGCCGGTAAAACATGGCAGGGCCGCGCCAACGGCAAAAAAAAGAAAATGCTAACCAAGCTAAAGCGAAACATGAAAGTGCGCTACGGCGCAAATAGCGCAAGCGTATATTTTAAAGGCGGCAACAGCGGAAAAATAGCCCGCGCACACCAAGAAGGTATAAGCCTAGATGCAGGCAAGCCAAAAAGCAGTGCCGCACAAAATAAAGAAGGCCCAGCCACGCGCAACTTAGCCCGCGCATTAATAGCCGAGGGTTACAAAATACCGCGCGGCAAAGGCAAGGGCAGCAAGCGGCCAAGCATAAAGTGGATAACAGCAAACCTAAGCAAAAACCAAGCAGGGTTTTTACTGCGCGAATTAAAGGGCAGCTCAGGCAAGAGCACATGGAAAATTGATTTACCGGCCCGCTCCTTTTTGGGGCAAACAATGCCAGAGCAAAAAGAGCAAATGAATTTTATTTTAAACAAAGCTATGCAAGTGGCGTAGCGCAAGCAAAAAAGGAACGACCATGGCACAAGGTAAAGTATCCGTTGCCGCCATTCAAACAGGCAGTGGCGCTACAAAACAGGTAGAACGCACCGTATTGTTCATAGGCCAAGCGGCCGAAAACAACGGCAAAATTCTACCCATTAATGCACAAAGCGACTTTGATGCTGAGTTTGGCGTAGCCGACTCACCGTTAAAAACCCAAGTTAAAGCATGGCAGCGCAACGGCGACGACCTAGTAAGTGGTTATGCAATAGCGCACGCAATCGACGCCGACGTAATGGCGCTTATTGACGAAGCAATGGATCAAGACGTAAGTCCAGAAATCATTGTTATTTGTACGCCAGTAACAGGCAAAGCCGAAGTAGAAAGCTATCAAGCTAAAGCGCTTGAAATACTAGCAAGCCTTGCTCGCCGAGTGCGCTTTTTAGTAGCAGCGCCAGGGCTAACCGAGCTGCAAAACTGGTCTGATTTAGTAACCGCATTACAGCCAATCACCGACGGCGTAGTAGCACCGCAAACAGCTGTTGTTCCTTTGTTATTTGGCGACGAGCTAGGCGCAGTAACTGGGCGTTTATGTAAAAGCGCAGTCACTATTGCCGATAGCCCAATGCGCGTACTTACGGGGGCAATGTCACTAATGCCGCATCCGGAAGATGCCGCAGGCAAACCGCTAACCAACTCAACCACAGCCGCGCTAGACGCACTGCGATTTAGTTGCACGCAGTTTTACCCAGACTTTGACGGCACATATTTTGGCGACGTAAACATGTTAGATGCCGAAGGCGGCGACTTTCAGCAAATCGAAACAGGCCGCATTGTCGATAAGGCCGCACGCGACGTGCGCATTATTGCAATTCAAAACATTAAAAACCGCCGCTTAAACAACAGCGCCAGCGGCATTGAATTTGGCAAGCGCATCATGGGCAAGCCGCTACGCGAAATGGCGCGCTCAATTAACATTGGTGCCGACAAGTTCCCGGGCTTAATCGACACGCCAAAAGACGACAGCATTAGCCTAACGTTTATGAACGCAACTACATTGCAAGTCGTCCTAAAAGTTAAGCCAATCGATTCACCCAACACCATCATAGTTGGCATCATGTTAGATAACGCAGAGTAGGAGCGAACATGCAAAAAGTACTAGGCGGTAAAGACTTCGATATTTTCATTGGTAATTCAATGGTGCACGTAATCGAAGCAACCGTAAAAATCACCGACGGCCGCACAGTTAAAAAAGTGCGTGGCGTACCAAAAGGCTTTATCGACGGCGACGTAGAAGGCGAAGTAACTCTAAAGCTAGACCACGAAAACTGGCTAATTGTGCAAGCGCAAGCGGCAAAAGCGGGTAGCTGGAAAGGCATTGAGCCGTTCGACGTAGCATTTAACGCCGAAGTAGCAGCAGGCAAAAAGAACATTGAAACGTTTGGCTGCCTGCCGCAACTAGACGAAATTCTAAACATTAAAGCCGACGGCGGCGAAGAAGACACGACATCAATTAAGTGTCCGATCACCAGTCCCGACTTTGTAAAAATTAACGGCGTGCCGTACCTAACATCTGATGAAGTGAGAGACTTGTAATGACCAAAGCCATTCGCAAACTAACTGCCGCAACATTGCTTAGCACTTTAAAGGCCTGCGGCTACCGCGTGTTCGAGGGCGAATTAAACCTAAACATCATAGGTATTCGTCACAACAACACACGCGCCAATACCTTTAACGATGTTATTTGCGTGCTGTATCAGCAAGGCGGCGAGTGGCAATTAAAGCAATACAAAGCAACCACCGACGCCGGTATTTACTGGCGTCAAAACCCAATGAACATAGATGGCACTGCAGTACTTATTGCAGGGCAGCATAAAAGTTTATGGAAGCTGGGTTATCACCAGGGCAAATACCGCGCCCTAGTGCAGCACAAACCTGTTGTTGTCCTGCGCGACAACGACAAAAACACCGAGTTAGACACGGAAGTCACACCACAAGCCGAGCTACAGCAAGGTTACTTTGGTATTAACTGCCACCGCGCAAACAGCAAAACCACATCAACCCAAGTTGATAAGTGGTCTGCAGCTTGCCAAGTGCTAGCTAACCCAAACGACTTTGACGAGTTCATTAATTTGTGTGACCAGTCAGCAGCCAAGTACGGCCCGTATTTTACATACACATTGCTAAACCAATCCGACATTAAAGCGAGTAAATAATCATGGCGTTCGAGAAAAAAATCACATTAGAAACACCGGTAGGCGAAATTACATTTAACGTAAACGCAGCCGACTACAACAAATACATCAACTCTACGCAGCCAAACAACAAAGTGCAGCCGGCAACTAACTTTGTATTAAACACCGTAGTGCAAGAAGACGCTAAAAAATTAAAAGAGCTAGTGCAACAGCCAGGCGCAGCATTATTTTTAGTGGGCGCAATTGTTGAAGAGTATCAACCGGAGTTTAATTTTACGGTAAAAAAATCGAAGACCGAGCCAAGCAAATAGGCAAGTCTCGGTTAGATCAGCTACAGGCATACCACGCCAAGTATTTTGGCGCGGTTACTGCCACACAAGAGAGCCTAGCGCAAGCGCTATACCTCGAAACGCAGCAGCAAGAAAACTTTGTAGTTGCTGTAAATAACGGCATATGCCAAGCACTAAGCGAGTAATGTAATGGCCACGCTCAGCAAGTTAGACAAGCTTAATTATTCAATCGGTATCATCGACAAGGTGACGGGTCCGGTTAATAAAGTCATGGCTAAAATTAATCAGCTGAGCCAGCAAACAGCCGCCGCGCAAGATCAAATGATGCGCGGCGCAGCCACAGCCGTTGGCGGTGGTTACGCACTGGCTAAATCACTAGCCCCCGCAATTGATCATGTTGCCGCGCTGGGCGAGGTGCAATCATTAGGCGTTGCCGACGACGCATTACAAAAACTAACCAAAACATCATACGAATTTGGCTTTCAATTCGGCGGTAACTCTGCCGAGTTTGTGCGCAGTGCCTACGATATTCAATCAGCCATTGCCGGGCTAACGGGCGATGAGCTATCAGAATTTACTAAAACATCAAACATACTAGCGGTAGCAACCAAAGCCGACGCGGCCACCATTACCAGCTACATGGGCACCATGTATGGCATATTCGAAAAGACAGCCAACAAAATGGGCAAGTCTAATTGGGTAAACCAAATAGCAGGCCAAACCGCAACCGCAGTACAGCTTTACAAAACCACCGGCGCAGAAATGCAAGCGGCGTTTTCAAACCTTGGCGCAACTGCAACAAATATTGGCCTAAGCTCAGCTCAGCAATTTGCCCTAGTGGGCGAGTTGCAGCTGGTTGCTAAGTCGGGTTCGGTAGCGGGCACGCAAGCCGCATCACTATTACAGGGTATTGGCAAAGCGCAGCAGTCGCTAGGCATTCAATTAACCGACGACAACGGCGACATGCTCGCAATAGACGTAGTGCTAGGGCGAATTAATAACCGCCTGTCATCGCTGGGTTCTGTTGCGCGCGGCGACGTGCTAACGCAAATATTTGGCAAGCAAGGCGCAAAGGCGGTCGACGTACTAAGCACCAAGGTAGACAAATTAAAAGACGGTATTGCAGTTTTCGAAGGCGTGCAAGACAACTCCAAAGCGGCCGAAATGGCAAACATCATTGCCAGCCCATGGGATAGAATGGGCGGCTCATTCAATGCCGCAGCCACAGCAATGGGTAACCGCTTATTGCCAGTGGTAGAGCCATTTGTAGAAGTGCTAGCATCAATGTTTGCTGGCATCGTCTCGCTAACAGAAGAGTTCCCGTTCCTATCAAGCGTAATATCAGTCGCTGTGGTGGGCGTAGTCGCACTTATGACCGCCTTTGGCATAGCCACGTTTGCAATGGGGCTGTATAACTTTGCTACAGGCATTGGCATAACGCTAACTAATGCACAGTTAATAGTAACTAAGCTATGGCAAGGCGCATTAATCGCACTGCGTGTTGCAGGGTTCTTGTCACTTATAGCCACCATGGGCGCGGCTGCTATTGCAATGGGTACATTTAAAGCGGTTATGCTTGCAGGCCAAGCGGCAACATGGCTGTTTAACGCAGCACTTTGGGCAAACCCATTAACGTGGATTGTTATAGCAGCTGTTGCATTAATCGCCGCCGTTGCCGCGCTTATCTATTATTTTGACGACATAACAGCCGCATTTAACGAGTGGGCGCAAAGCTCAACGGTGTTTAAATACCTTAAAGTTGCGTTCGACCTGCTAACGTTGCCACTGCAATTGGTGTGGCGGCTAATAAAAACAATAGCCTTAGGTGTGTACGACTTTTTTGCACCTGCATTTTCAGCAATTGGCAGTGTGGTTATGGGCATGGTTAACGCCATAGGATCAGCGTTTTCATATGTGGGTAATTTACTGTCCAGCTTTGGCGGCGCCATCACCGGATTTTTCTCAGGCATGGGGAGTTCTGTATCAGGGTTTTTCACCGGCATTTGGCAAAGCGCAGTCGACATAATCGAATCGCTAATAAACTACCTAACCGAAACGTTCGGCTTTTTGGGCGACTTTTTCGGCGGCATAGCCAGCGGCATCAGTGGAATATTTGACGGCGTAAGTAGCTTTATTTCAGCCATCGCCGACAACGGCGTATTAAACTCGGTTATCTCGTTTTTCTCAGACGACGAGCCAGAAAAAGTATCAAACAAAGTAGATCAGGTAACCCAAGCAGTTCAGCCGCAAACAATGGTTATGCAAAGTGCCGACCAAGCGTACAGCCGCGACTACGGCCAAAGCGTTATCAGCAAAGCAAACGCGCCTGCACCGCAAGCAAGTCCGCAGTATGTAGCACCAAACAACACTGTAAATTATGCAGCACCTAAAGCAGCAGCAATTACTGAAGCTGAAGGAGTGCGCACGCAGGCATTGGCAGAGCAAGCAGCAGCAAACGACCCTGTTTATTTAGGCCAACCAAAAGCAATGACTGAGCGTGAAGCAGCGCAAGACGCATTTAAATTTACTAGCCAGCAGCTACCGGCAGTGCCAACCGACAGCACCGCCCCGTTAAATTTACAGGCGCAAGCACGTAGCCAGGCGTTAATAAACAATGCATTCCCAAGCGAGCAAAACAACGCAGTAACTAACAGTGTAATTAATGGCAATGCCACAAGCACCACAGCAAGTGGCAGCGCAGTTAGCGCCCCGCAAAACAATGCGGCAACGCTAACTAACAGCACCGCCAGCAATGCAATTAATGAAGCCGTAAGCAGCGCAATTAACGGCCCCACTACAAGCATTGCAGTAACCAACGCCGTAACTAACGCCGCGCAAAACAATGTGGCAGCGGTAACTAACAGCGCGGCTAGCACTGCAATTAATGAAACAGCCAATAGCACACAGGCATTAACAGCACTAAATAACAGTGCGGTTAGCACAACGCAAAGCACCGCAGCAACTAGCAGCGCAGTTAACGCCGTTCAAAATAACGTAGCGCCAGCCGCCATAACTGCTCAACCAAAAGCATTGACTGAGCGTGAAGCAGCGCAAGACGCATTTAAATTTACTAGCCAGCAGTTACCTGCAGTGCCAACCGACAGCACCGCCCCGTTAAATTTACAGGCGCAAGCACGTAGCCAGGCGTTAATAAACAATGCATTCCCAAGCGAGCAAAACAAAGCAGTTACGGTTGCAACTAACAATATTACTAACTCGGCAAACTCGCCTGTTTATAGTTCAAAGCAAGCGCAACTGGTAAGCGTTAACCAAGGCGCAGCACCAGAGCCAGCATTGCCAAGCGTAAAAACAGATCAGGTAATTACTAACACAGCCAGCAACAGCGCCGAAAAAGCACAGCAAATTAGCGCAGAACAACAGGCCACTGCATATAAGCCTAAGCTGCAAAAGTCGGCTTACCTGCAAAGCCTAACTAACAACAGCAGCAACACAAACAACAACAGCAATAGCAGTGACAGCAGCAAGCATATAAGCATTGAAAACGTAAACTTTAAATCAGACGACTTAGCGCAAAGCTTTGAACAAATGATGGAGCTAGCAGGTTAATGGAATTTGATATAGCGCTACACATAGACCTAGAAATACAAGACGGCGACTTTATGCTTAACGACTCGCTAAGCCCGAGCACGTTTAAAAAAGCAGACGTAATAAGCCAGGATATAAAGCACCGCATTTTAGAAAGCGGCTTACTAACCAAGCTTGTTGGCCTACGCAACAAAAACGCCATAGAGCCAATATTAACCGAGCTCGAATTACTAACCGAGCAAGACAATCGCGTAAAGCCAGGCACAATAAAAGTGCACCGCAACGACGACGGCACGCTAAGCATTAATGCGCAAACGCGCCAGTACGGGAGCAGCAATGAACTTTAAAACAATGATGCAAAACGCAGGCTTGCCAATGGACGAGCAAACAGCACAAGCACAATGGCAAGCTCAGCTAAAAGAGCAAAACATACAGGTTGCTAACAACTCACCGTTTAGCCCGTTCTGGCGAACAGTTGAGGCGTTAATAACCAAGCCGCTAGTGCAGCTATTAAACTGGGTTGCGCAGCAGCTAATGCCAAACTTATTTATAATGACCGCCAACCGCGACGCGCTAATAGAAAAGCACGGCCCCGCGCGCAACGTATTCATTCAGGCGGGCGTAGCAGCTCAAGGCATACTCACGTTCACGCGCCAAAACACCGCCGGAGAAAGCTCAATTACCGCCGGTGCACAAATAGCAACCGACACGCTAGGCCAGCAAGTGTATAAATTAACCACAATGCAAGACGTGCACTTTGCACCAGGGCAAAGCACAGCGTACGCACTGGCGCAGGCGCAAGAAGAGGGCGCAGCATACAACTTGCCAGCCAATGCATACCGTTACTTTGTTGAGCAGCAAGAGGGCATAACAGTAACTAACAGCGAAGACTGGCTAATAAAGCCCGGAGCCGACACAGAAAGCACAGAGCATTACCGCCTACGCATACGTAACGTGTTCGGAACAGCCGCGCGCTGGCATATTAACGCTGTGTATAAACAAATAATTTCCAGCTTTGGCGTGCCAATAGATAACATCTACATTCAGACCGGAGCGCCGAGAGGTCCAGGTACAGCAAATGCCTACATATACCTAGACATAGGCGCAGTGCCAACCGCATTGCTGGGTGCAATCAATCAGCACATAAGAAACGCAGGGCATCACGGCTTAGGCGACGACTTCATAGTGTATGCAATGGCAACCACTGGGTTTAATGTAACAGCAACATACAAACTGCACTCGCAAAGCGAAGACATACAAAGCGAGCTAACAGCATTTATACAAGCAGCATTCAGGCAAAATGCAGCGTACGCACCCACCCGCGTAGCGCACCAATGCGTGTTTAGCGTTAGCCAATTGGTGGCAGAGTGCCACGCGCAATTTAGTGAACTGCAATCAATCAAGTTCGACATTGACGACATAACAGCCGCCAACTGGCTGCCAGTGCTTTCATCACTAACAGTAACCAAGGGCTAAAATGGCTAATCAAATAGCAACATGGCTAAACAAAGGCTACGCCGAAAAGCTTGTGAAGGCAGCAACAGGATATTGGAGCCAGTCACGTAATTACGTTGTGTGGGCAGTTCAGCAAAAAGACGAGCTACAAAACGAAGAGCCAATACTCGGGCTGCTAGCATGGGAGCGATTAACGCAGCGGTTAAATAGTGAGCCGTTGGATCTCTACCGTAAGCGCGTGCAGCACGCGCTAGTCAATACAATTGACGCCGGAGAAATAGCAACCATAAAAGATATTTTTAACCGGCTGGATCTCCAGGTCATAAATGTGCGAGAGCGAATAGAGGGCCGCGACTGGGATATTATTGCAATCGACATGACCGACTCAACACTAGCAAGCGCATACGAACTATTGCCAGAGCTAATACAGCTGTACGGCCGAACATGCCGACGATACGAACTAACAGTACATAACTTAGCGGCAGTATCGCTAAGCCTTGGCTTAACGCATGTGCAATGGGATAGCAATTACGTTAACTCAGCAACAAAAATAAACGCAATAACCGGCATTGATCACGCACTAGTTCATAGCTTTTTAGGGCTAGACGCACTAACAAGTAACACACAGCACCAAGCAATAAACATTGGCGTGCAGCACAGCATTACCGCGCACCAGCATTATGGGTTTTTAAGCAAAGACGGCGGCATAAGCACCGCCAAGGAGCAACTATGAATCAGGCAATAACCGGCATAATGACCAATGCTGGCAAGGCATACATAACAACAGCAACGCTGCAAAATAAAGGGCTTGAAGTGACAGAGCTAGTATTTGCAAATATACCCGGGCTAAACGAGCAAGCAACCCGCAACCCAAACGAGAAAATGCCGGGCGGCGCACAAATAGTTTACCGCCGCAACATAGATACGTCAGGGTATGTTGATGCAAACACAGTCGCGTGGGCAGTAGTGCTAGAGCAAGACATCGGCGACTTTGACTATAACTGGATTGGCCTAGTTACACGCAACGGCACACTGCTAGCAGTAGATTACTTACCGCTACAGCGCAAGCGCCAAGGCGTAAATAACGTGCATAACCGCTCGTTCGTTTTAAAGTTTGCGGCAGCCGCAGCCCTAGCGCGAATTGCTATTCCCGCGCAATCATGGATGTTCGACTATAGCCCGCAAATAGACGCGCTAACACTATTAGCAACCAGCAATGCAACGGCACAAATAAACAACATGCGCCGCACTGTGCGCAATTACTTTTTAAATAAAAACTTCAGCAATTTCAGCAAGGAACTATCATGAGCGTAGAGCAAATAAACCAGCTAGTAACCGCAGCCGACCAGCTAACATCAGCAATCGAAGGCAAAGCAGCAGAAATCGACAGCAAAACAACGCAGCTAGACCAGTTCGTAAAAGGCAAAGCAAGCGAAATGGCAGTCGTTGCATCAGAAGGTTACCGCAACGCAATCGAGCATGCATCAGGCGGTCGCAATAAAGTGATCATCGACGAGCAAGGCAACCCAAATGTAATGGTGGCAATTGCCCCGTTTACATACGAAGAGTTGACGGCAAAAATACAAGAGAAATACAGCGTAGATTTAAACCTAGGCACCGGTATTCCAACCATGTTTATGCGTAACGGTGTTCAGCTGGGCGAGGTGTACATTGGCAAATACCTAGCATCAGCCGGAGCAAATGGCGGCTGCAGTGTTATCGGTGGCGTACAGCCGCGCACATCAGTTAACTACGATACAGCAAAAGCGCTATGCAATAACAAAGGCGAAGGCTGGCACATGATGAGCATTCACGAGTGGGCAGCAATTGCGCTGTGGTCTTATGCAAATGGCACGGTGCCACGTGGCAATACAAACTACGGCCGCAGCCACGAAAACAAATTAGAAACAGCACGCCGTAGCGACAACGGTTTGCCAGGCGATGCATCAGGAACAGCAAGAACCGACACAGGCAAAGGTCCTGCAACATGGTCGCACGACCACACCGCATGGGGCATTCAAGACCTAGTAGGTAACGTGTGGGAATGGCTAGACCAAATGATGCTAGACGAAGGGCAGATCATTACTACGCTCGACAACAACCCAGCGGTGATTGAAGAAAACTGGAGCAAGCACACAGCGTTTTTAGATTCGCCAACGGCAAGCACAGAAGGCACCGGCAGCGCTGGATCTCCAAAGCTTAGTAACAGCGTTACAAATCGTAATGGCCCAGCGGGCAATGACGCAAACGACAACCCTTATTTAACAAATAGTCATTTTGCAGCAATCGAAAAAGCACTCGATTACAACAAAATAGAGCTACTACGCCGCTTGTTAATCGAGTCAGAATCAACCACTACGGTTGGTGGTTACATCTACTGTCGAAATTATGGCACTCGATTCCCGCTACGTGGCGGCTACTGGAGCTTTGGCTCGGGCGCTGGGCTGGGCGCGCTCTATCTGAGCTTTGCGCGTTCGTATGCGAGCGGTAGCGTCGGTTTTCGTCCCGCTTTCTTTGCGTAATTGGTTATTGAAATTTGAACCCCGCGCGATAGCGCGGGCATAACAAGGAGGAAATTTGACCGCGCTAACAATCGAAGAAAAATGCAGAGACATGTTGATGTACGGGTATCAAGCAATAAAGCAATTCCCAAAGCACGAAACGCATGTGCTAGCCGCAGAAATACGCAAGTCTATGCTGCAGCTTCAACGTTTAATCGTTACTGCATTTAAGCGTTATCATAAAAAAACAACGCTAACAGAGTTAGACATTGAGCTAGCAATACTAAAGCGCCAAGTTCGCTTGGCAAAAGACTTGCGCTATATAGACGTAAAAAAATATCAATTATGGATAGAGCGATTAGTAGAAATTGGCAAAATGTTGGGCGGTTGGATTAAATCCATAAGAAACAAACAGGCAGTTGCATTATGAATGCACGGAATCGATTCCCGCTACGTGGCGGCAACTGGAACAATGGCTCGAACGCTGGGCTGGGCGCGCTCAATCTGAACAATGCGCGTTCGAATGCGAACAGTAACATCGGTTTTCGTCCCGCTCTTGATTATGCCAGAAGCAGTACCCTTAAGGGGGGCTGTCAGTGCAACTTTGAAAAGGATGCAGCTGCCCCAGCTATAGCTGAAAAAGCAATAAAGCCTGTCGACGCGTCAACAGGCTGCACGTACGAACAAATATTCCAGTTCGAAAACATATTAAACGCGGCATACCAATGCCGAAAAGGAAAAACAACATCAGCATCGGCCCTTGCATTCTTTAATAATCTAGAAGAAAACATAGTGCAAATACAAAACGAGCTAATGTGGGAAATGTACAGCGTATTACCGTACAGGCATTTTTATGTATTCGAGCCAAAGCGCCGGCTAATTTCAGCGCCGCACTTTAAAGACCGTGTAATACATCGGGCAATTTACAATGTAATTGAGCCGCTATTCGACAAACGATACATACACGACTCTTACGCGTGCAGAACAGGCAAGGGCGCACACGCCGGAGCCGACAGAGCGCAGCTATTTATTAAGCAGGTGGAAAGCGAAAGCGGCAAAGCATATGCGCTAAAAGCAGATATAAGTAAGTATTTTTCAAGCATTGATCACCAGGCATTAAAAAATATTTTAGATGCCAAGTTAAAGTGCCAAAAAACAAAAACCCTGCTTTTTTACATTATCGACAACAGCCCAAGCGACGCAGTGGGCGTAGGTATACCGCTCGGAAATTTAACGAGCCAAATATTTGCAAACATCTACCTTCACGAGCTAGATCACTTTGCAAAGCACACGCTAAAAGCAAAGCGTTATATTCGCTATATGGACGACTTTGTAATAATACACAAGAGCAAGGCGCAACTTAACGAGTGGAGAAATTTAATCGAAGAGTTTTTATATAAAAACCTACGACTAAAAACAAACAGCAAAACGCAGGTGTTCCCAATAGCAAAAACGAACGGCCGATCACTCGATTTTTTAGGGTATAGAATATATGCAAGCCATAGGCTGCTAAGAAAAAGCAGCGTAAAAAAAATAAGCACAAAGCTAAAAAGATTTAGAAAAGAATTTTCACAAGGTAAAGTGTCACTAGTAGAAATAAACCAATGCGTGCAGTCGTGGTTGGGTCATGCAAGCCATGCCGACACGCACAGCATAAAACTAAAGTTATTTAACACTCCATTTAAAAGGTAGAACTATGTTTACATACATTTACAAGGGCACAAGCCACAGCAACACAAGCAGCGAATACATGCAATCGCTAAGCATGGACCAAGAGCAAATTGAATCTGTATTAAATCAGCAGCAGTTTGAGCTAAGCCAAAACCTAGAAAAGCGCCAGTCGGCATACACAAAAGAGTCAGACCCGCTATACATGGAAGCGCAGTTTGACGGCACGCCAGAATCGCTACAGGAATGGCGCGACAAAGTAGCCGAAATAAAATCACGCTACCCACTGCCAGAAAGCACAGCAGAAAATGCATAACATAGCGCTATGCTACCACCAAGCCGCCGCCCCTTGCTCAATGCAAGAGGGCGCGCAGCTGCTTGCAGCGGCAATAAGCGACGACTCACGAGCAGATAAGCCAGCACAATATAGCGCGCTGCTCTTATCCGTTAGCGCAAATGACCCCGGCGCACTGGCAAGTTCGCTAAGCACGATAAATGAATACTGCCCAATCCCCGAGTTCATCGCCTGCGCGCAATACGGGCAAAGCCAAAGCACGCTAGAGCAAAGCAAGCTGACAACGTACGAAGGCCAAAGCGTAGAGTGGCAAATAAACGCCCTGCAAAACTGGCTGCCTTTGCGTAAAAAACAAATAGCAGCAGAGTTAGCCACAGTAAACGGCAGCGGCAAGCAATTAATAACCACCATTGACGATGCACTAACCCAAGCCGCAGAGCTAAAAACCGCCCGCGACCAGCGCTTAAGTCAAGCGCAGTTCACAGCAAAAAGCAGTGGGGTAGATGTGCAATTAATCAATGCCGGCAGCGCCAAGCAGCTAAGCGGTTCAATTGCCAGCAAAGGCAGCGAACAAATGTATTGGGCAATGTGCGTATTTGTAGGCCAAGCAAGCGAGCTAAATAAAATTAAAGAGGCATTATGAGCATAGCACTCGACGGCTGGAACGTGCCGGGGTTCGAAACCCGCGTAAACGCAGGTGTAAAATTAGCAGGTGGCGACATGTCAGGCCTTGGCAGTTTTTCACTAAGCAGCGACCAAGGCGTAAAGTCGGGTACGCTAACCGTAAATACTAAAATCCCATTTAACGAAAGCGCCAGCCTAGCTTTATTAATAAGCAAAGCCAAAGCGCTGGACGAAAACGGCGCACGCATTATTTACACCGTAAATAACGAGCTAGCCGCAGCATATAAAATACGTAAAGCCAAATTCGACGGCGACATAAGCGCCAGCGAAATAGAAAACAAAAAAGGCTGGCAAGTAGCATTTAAACTGGTAGAGGTGCAATCTGTATCAGAGCGCGAGCAGCAGCAGCTAGACGAACAAGCAACCGAAAACGCAGAGCCGCAAGCATCAACCAGTAACGACGACGTACAAAATAAATTTAACGAGGTCGAAGGGCCATGAGCACCCGCCTATCTAACACGCTAACAATTGGCGGCAGTACAGTGACTAACATAGTTAGCAAAACCGTGCAGCTAGACATTGCAAGCACCGGCCGCGCTAAATTTGAAGTGGTAGCAGAGCAGGAGCCAAGCGGATTGGTCGAGCTGCACTTAGGTTATACGCTTGACAATATGACCCCGTATTTCCTTGGTGTAATAGAGTCAAAGCACCAAGCCAATGGCCGATGGTATTTAACCTGCCGCGAGCTGCTCGGCGCGCTAAGCTTTCCCGCCCCGCTTGCTATTCGTCACGCAACAATAAAAGCCGTGCTCAATGAATTGGCAAAGCTCGGCGTTGAGTTTTCGACACCTGAGAACGCAGAGTATTTAAATAAAATAGCACCCGCGTTTTATCACAGCGGCACAGGTATTGAAGCGCTTAGGCAAGTAGCTAAAGTGTGGGGCATTAGCGATTTTATATTTCAGCAGCGCCCCGATGGTAAAATATTTATTGGCAGCTGGCACGACTCGCGCTGGCCGCTCGCAGCAATAAACGATTTTCCAGAGCACACAGTAACGGCCAAAAGCTCAACAACCGGCGAGCTAATAGCTATACCAAAGCTAAGGCCAGGCATACAAATAAACGGCCGCCATATAACCGAAGTAACACTAATCAACGACAGGATGCACATACGATGGTCAAACAAGCCATTAAACGCCTAATACAGCGCTACTTTCCAGAGCTAAGCGAGCGCAAACACCTGCCGCAATTAGCGCGTATTGAACGTATTTACGACATACCAAATGGCGGCGCAGCCATTAGCACCGCATTTAGGCCGTTAAAAGCCGCCGACGTACAGCTATTAAACCCGCTAACGGGCGAGCCATTGGCCGTGCCCGTATTTCAGCAAGTAACACTCGGCACAGGCCAAGCATCCGATCACGGATTATTAAACGAGCCAACGCCAGGCATGCATTGTTTAATACAATATATCGACGGACTAAACAGCCACCCCGTGATCACCAGCTTATTGCCATGGCAAAGCCTAGTGCCCGAACACAAACGCACCGACGTAACGCTCCAGCAAAATAGCCGCAGCAAAATACAAGGCCGCGACGGCAATTGGCACACCACAACCGACGGCGAAATAACCCAAACCAGCGACACAAATAAAACAACAGCACGCAAAAGCGAGCAAGACTACCACCAACGCAGCACCAACATAGCCACGCACGACACACTAAAAGTAGACGGCAACCAAATAACCGAAGTGATGGGCGCCCTAAAAACAGTAGTCGGAGAAAAAGCCTTAATTGTCGCGTTAGAGGGGCTATTACTTGGCAGTAAAAAACAAGTAGACATTGAGGCCGCCGAAAACATGAACCTAACCACGCTAAAAACCCTACACGCCAAAGCAACCGAACTGGCAAAAGTAGAAGGCGCAACGGTGTGGCTAGGAAATAATTCGGTAAACGTAGCGCAAGTACTGCTAGATTTAATAAGCCTGGTTAAAGACATAAACCAAAGCCTAGAAACTCACGGACACACCGGAGCAGGGGCAGGCGCACCAATAACCAAAGGCGAATTTGCCGCCCACAAATCAACAGCCAGCAGCCTAAAAGGCACGCTAGAGCCAATAGTAGAGTAG